CTGGGACGTTGCCGCCCAACGCTCTTTCGCTTGACGGATCAGCGGGAGAACCCGCCTCACTGTTTTAACGGTCCAGCCTTTTAAGGGGCTTTCCCGAGGGTCCCCACCTTGGGAGGTGAGAGCAACAAGCTTTTCCGACCCACGTGCCCACTCAAGGACACGATCCCGGTTAGGCTTCTTCCCACGAGGGGTTTCAGCCACAGGCTTCTCTCTTGGCCTCACGGCCTCGAAATAATGCCACCACCGGCTTTTGAACCCATAGCGCATTCGCGCCTCGAGCTCTTCGGGCCGTAGAGTTTTGGTGTCAGGCTCCGCCTGCTTAAGCGCCTCGATCACGAACAGGAATTCCGCGTACCTTTCGGCTAACGGCCGTCCTGCAGGGTTAAAACCCAAGCCAACCGGCTCAGGCAGCTCCCATACCAGCTCCGCGTAGGCCTTTTGAGGGGCCGTACATACGGAAAGGGCTTGGGCACCGAGGTTACGCAACACATCTAGGAACGATATGTCGCTTATCTCCCGATACTTATACCCGTGATATACGTGGTCCTTGGTGATGAGTTTACCGGCGAATTCGCCGGCCACCAAGCTTTGCAAGCACTTGCTTTCCGAGACTGGGCATCCGAGGACACCCAGATAACCCCGGTAAGCGGCATGGACGCTGTCATCCGAGATGACTATGTCATCACCTAGGATGTAGAAGTGACTGCCAAGATCTTTTACCGGCACTCCTGCCGAGATCTCAGCTGCCAATGCTATGACAGCATGCCCCAACGCAAACGACATGAAACTAGGACCAGCCCCGAGAGGCTGCCCCACAGTCCATGTAATCAACCGCCCGTCACCCCACGAAAGCCGGAAAGGCGATCTGGAGACGAGTTCCAACAACCTTATGTCCTCGGGTGGTAAGCCCAAGTAGTTCAGCAGTCGGATCTGCAGATGCAGGGGGAAGTTGTTTGTCGCGTCGGATAGGTCAACAGAAAAGACCTTTCGGCCCTCAGCCAACCATTTCTGCACACCGAGCACTCCCTTCGATTGCTCATGGGTACAATCCCACTCGCAGTGCGCCAACGCACTCAGCAGACATTGCTTAGTGCCTTCCATCGCAGCTTGCAGCACCCAGTTGGGCGCCGCGAACGCACGCAATTTGGCCCCGGGCTCTTGCGAGTACCCGATGACCCCTATGGCCTCGGTAGGGGGACTCACGTCCCGCCAATTGAGGTGGCGACCATTCCACGGATGTGTAAGGTTGAACCAGTCCTCACCTGCCTCCCCTAGGACCTTGCGGACCTGAGGAAAGGAATGAAACGGGTAGAACTCCTCCCGTCCCAAGAACGTCTGCACAGCCTTTTCAGACTTGCGGATATTCGCAGGCTCAGTCCCATATCGTTGACCCAGGAATTCCAGTAAAGGAACGCCCTCGCTGGTGTCCGGTTTCCAACCGGTCTTAGTTAGCACATCCCGCAAAGCCTGGAAGGCAAAGCGAAGTGGCTGATCATGCTTCAGCGCATCGTTCAGTCGATCCGAGCGGGCCTGTTTCTCAGAAGGCCCAATCTCCACCGAGTCCAAGAACTTTCGCTCCTGTGTCGGTGTTGGATCTGCATGCTTTGGGAGCACCAAACTTGCATACACCATCACTGTGTTAAGGGCGCGGACACGCGTACGGTATTTCTGCGACTTCAACCATGACCACACTGGTCTCCAGATGCCTTTCGGCCCCTGGCGATTATGCGCGATCCATGGAAGCAGAACGGGTTGCCCCGCGATGCTATTAACAGCCGCCTGCTTCAAGGTCTTTAGGCGTCTCACGACGCTTTCGGGCCCCTCCGCAGTAACCTGCCGCGTTACGGTCGCCGCCAACCGGGTTGTTAGACCCTTCGGCAGACCAACCGCCCCAAGCTTTCGACACAGATCTTCCTGTAAGGTTTGACTTAAAGTCATAGAACTGCCCCTCGCGGGTGTGGTTCACCTGCACAGAGTTTCTCTGTTGCCACGCGACCAGCGTGACAGGAACGCCGTCTGGGGTTTCCTCAGATCTTACGAAATCGACAACTACGCCTCAAGCAAGAGGAGGCCCTCAACAGGGTCTCATTGCGTTGTAAGTCCTCTTGTGTGGACACCAACATGTTGATCTGCCGACCCGCGTCTGAAAGGGCTTTGCGAAAGCCTTCTTCAACCGATTGCTCGGTATTATCCTGTGGTGGTGCTTCAGCTTCTCGAGGTTTATAAGCGCTCAAGACCTCTGCTAACTCACGGGACATCTCACCACAAATGTCTTTGTGATGGCTAGATAGACGCTCTAGTTCAGCTTGGATGCGGACAGCATGCCGGATAACCTCCAACTTTCGTTGGATGGACTCAAGTTCGGATGGGATCGCACCACCCTCTCTATGACGTTGTGTTGTATCGTGCATCTTTGGTTTCC